TCTAAAGCAGCAGCTAATTTAGCTCCTACTAAAGCACCTGTCGATACATTAACTTCGCCATCTGTAGCTAAGTCAACGTCATCAAAGAAGCCTACTAAAGCTCCAGTAGTACCTACATCCATTACAGCATCCCATGCTGAATCAGCAATAAGAGTTGCAGAGATGATAGTAGCACCTGCAGGAATAGCATACTCCAAGTTTGAAGCTCCTGCTACAGGTAGGTTATCCCAAGACCAGTCCCAAACAGCTTGTTTTACAATACCATTTGCAGAGCCTTGAGCTCCTTTTGAACTGTCAGTAGTTCTAACTCCGTAGTGATTAGCTACACCACGTTTAGCATCTATTTCATAAGTCATGTTTTTTCTCCTTAATAATTAGATGGGTGAGTTAGAATCACACCAAGAGTGTCAACTCTTTGTGCACCAAAGCCGAACCTAGAAGTAACCTGATATTTATCAGCTCTTTCTTCTTGGTCTCTCCAACCTTCAGTTTGCGGAGCTCGTCTCCAAGCATGCATAACTGGCTTACATGAGTCATCTGCAATACACATGAACACGTTAGCTTTATCGCCAACTGCAGCTGTTTCTGATGTCAAGCCATAGCCTGAAGCATTAATAGCTTCTGTTGCAGTTAATGATGGAAGGAAGTTAGAAGTATATACATCCCAACCAAAGATGTTCTTAACGAACTTATGGTCACGAGCAAAGCCTTCTGTTACAATACCTTCAAACATTGGGTTGTTAGAAACGCTTACTAAGTTAGAAATGCTATTTAGTGAAGCTTCAACAACTGGGTCAACGATTGCAATACGACCACCTGCAGGAGCATTAGCTTTATCGAAAGCAAGTTTCATAGAGATAAAGTCTGACAAAGTGATTGTACGTGCGTTAGCAGCAGCAGAACCAACCCATCTATGGGGTCTGCCGTTTACTAAGTTAAGACCTGCTGCAGTTTGAGCAGCGTTAGCTACTGAAAGCATACGTGATTCATGGTTTTCACCAAGAGCACGTGTTGATTCCATTGCACGCATAGCCATTAATGTGTCTACTTGTGCACCATCTTCACGAAGGTCATCAGAAACTTTCCAAGCATCACCGATGTAATCAGTAATAGAAAGGTTTAATGTACCTGTGTCGATTGGTGAGAAGTTTAGTGGTGTATCTTCAGCAGCATCTTGTAGAGTTACTGTACCAACTGTTTTAATGTTAAGTGTAGTGCCTGAACCAAAGTCAGATACGTCACGATACATTCCTTCTGGAAGAAGGTAGTCATGTAAGTTCTCTAGGATAAACTGAGAATACTGTTGAGCTTCAATAAAAGCTGTAGTATTTCCTGTTAATTGTGACATTTAAGTCTCCTAATTTAAGTTTGAGATTTTACTTTTTCGCCTGCAGCTTTCCATGCTTTAACTAAATCTTTAGTACTTGCACCTCTAGGAACTCTAGCTGTATTTTCTACAGGAGTACCAGTTAAGGATTGAGTATTAATAGAACCTTTTGTTGTAGTACTGGTAGTAACTGCACCATTAAGTCCTGCAAGTTTTAGTACGGCATTTGGAGATGTTGCAGCCAAATTGTTTAGTTGTTGAACAGTTAGTCCTGCTTCATTAGCAATCTGATTGTAAGCAGCTTCAGCAGTAGCACCAAACTTCTCAGTAAACTTATTAGCTACTTGTGAAGCATTAGTTTTAGCTTTAGTTGCTTGCTCTCGTTTTTCTATTGTTGAAGACACTAATTGTTCTAATGTATCTTGATTGACTTCAGCACTTGGAGTGGTATTCTCTACTGGCTGAGCACCAGACTTGATTTCATCTAGAAGTTCTTGAGTTGTTTTACGCTTAGTTAGTTCTTCTTTTACTAGAGCTAATTCAGACTCTAAAGTCTCAATATGCTTTTGTGCATGAGGAACTGATTTAAGTGCATCTTCAGGACTCTGGTACTTCTTACCTTCACCTACAAACGCTTGAGCTTCGGTCGGAATCTCGAATGTTTTAGGTGCAGTATCTACTGCTTGAGCCTCTTGGGTAGTTGGCTCTGCTTGTTCTTGTTGTACTTCGTTACTTGTTTCTTCACTCATTACTACTCTCCTTTGTCAGGTATGAGATTTAAAACTTTAGTAAATGCTTTTTGTAATCCAAGGTGATAGGCTTGAAACTCAGACCATGCAGGAGAAGTAAAAGAATCTTCATCCATACATTTTCTTTGTGACAGTTCTATCTGTTCTTTAAAATACTTGTTAAGTTCTTCAAAGACCTGATTCTTGGTCAGACTCTTAGCCTTTTCTGATTTTAAATCCATAGTTTATAAATATTGCTTTAATTAATCATACTAGATATAATAATATATAAATATTAAATAACATTATAATAATATTATATCATACTTTTTATAAAAAGTCAAGTTATATTACGCTTCAGGAGGAACCTCAGAAGGCATTTGAGCTACCTGTCCTTCTAATTGCTGCTCTTGTCCTGCTAACATCATCTCATCCATACCAGGTTGAGCTTGTTCTGCTTGCATACTAGCTTGAATTTGCTGTTGTAATTTAGCTGTTTCTCCTTGTTCGAAGAGTGCTACATTATCTTTAATAAATTCATACTGTTCAAAGCCCATATACTCTTCTACCATTCCTGCTAGACGTTTAGCTGAGATATGTGGAGCTATTACTTGTCCCATAGGACTGTTAAATAGACCTAACATATTCTGTATTAACTGAGCTCTAGCTGCATAGTGCCTTGCACCAATAGGTCGTAATCTACCTCTAGCAGTGATATCTTCCTTAGTAATAGACATGAAGTCTTGTACACCAAGGTCGTCATCAATTGTTCTAGCTACTTCTGCAACATCTAAGTTACGTTTAGCCATTTCTAGCATAGTATTAAGAACAGGCTCTAAAAACTCAATTTCAAACTTATTAATCTTATGTTGAAAGATTCTAGAAGCAGCATTTTGTAATTGCTGTACTTCAAAAGCTGTCTTTTCACCAGGACTTCTAAAGCCCATAGCTTCTTTAGGAGCTCCTGCCATCTCTTCCATGAGTTGAAGTAATACACCTATCTCATTATTTACTTGGAATGCGGCTGCATTAGGAGGCATAGCTTCTACATCACCATCTTCTGGTATATGTATTGTAGCTTCTGGTCTCCACTCAAAGGGTTCTACATCGCCTTTAATCTTTAAGGGAGGATGTATAGTCATATCAAGTGCATCGGCTTTTAAGTTTTCTAAATGGTCTACACGATACTGCATACCTACTAGATTGTCTAAAGGTCCCATACAATAAAGGTTATCAGGTCTACTTCTCCAACCTACATGATGTTTATTATCTCTACGTAAGTAAGATGGATTCTCTACATTACGAATAATATAACTTCTATCTACAATAGTAATGATACGTCTTTCTAAAAGTTCATCATTAACTTCATCATATATATCACCTTCAAACTCTAGTATTTCTACTAAACCTGATTGATAGTATTCTTGTAGTGTACCAAAACCATCAACAATAAATGCTTCTGCTTTATTGACATCTTCTTGTCTAAATGAACTAATAGTTCTACGGAAGTCCATAGCCTTTTTAAATGCAGCATCATCATAGTTAAGGTCTGGTCTATACTTCATATCTTTTTTAAGCTCACCAACAGTTTTCATATAACGTGTAAACTTAGGTGATTCAGCAAAAGTAGTTGCTGTTGGATTAAATATTATATCAAAAGGAGATACTCGTACTAATTTAGGACCACGATAAGTAACTACTTCTTCACCATCAAAAGGGTCAATATGTTTCTCATCTACAAACGTTACTTCACCAAAAGTATTACCATAGTCAATATAATCATAGAGTAAATCAGATACAGTCTCTCTAAAGTTGGATTCTTTTAGTTTTGTTTTAAGATAAGCTTCAATTGCTTTACGTTTCTTTTTAGTAGAATCTTTAAGGTTAGCTCCTTCCCACTTCATCCAGTTGTCATTAGGAAACAAAGCATCTAAATAATTAGCATGTAGGTTGTCTCTAATCTGTGTAAGTTTAGGTAGAGTTGTTTTATTTTTCCAAGGAAGCTTAGAGTTTGTAGTCGTAGTAGTATCTGTAGCAAACAAGTAGTTTCTAAGTTCTCTCCACTCTGACTCTTTCTCTTGTCTTTGAATCCACCATTGATTATAAAGATGAGTAAGCTGTTTAGCTATACTGTCTCTTTCTTCAAATAGTTCTCTAATTTGTGCGACTTTACCTGCCATAATTTTTCCTTAGTAAGATACTCCGCCAAAGCGAGAGTGTGACATAACGTTTTTACTTATACTAAAAGCTCCTAGCCTTTGTTTAGGTATTACTGCAATTGATATTGCATTAGATAGTGCATCCTTAATATCATCGTGAGGAGGATGTACCATTACAAGCTCTTCTTCTAATGATTGACAATTACCACCTTTATAGTGCCATACTTGTAAGTTATCATACTTAGGTTCAAGCACGGAACTTACCCTTTCAAACTTATCACCTAGACTTCGTGTTGGTCTAAACTCATCTATTGATAATGGTATTCCATTTGGTTTAAGATAGCTATCTTTTAGTTCTCTTACGATAGTTTGTTGGGCTACTGTTGTTTCAGCTCTTAGTTTTCTAAAACCCCACTTTTCCCAAGCTTTTAGAATGTGTTCATAGTAATCTACTATTCGTTCTGTTTTAAATCTGTCAATGTCTAGTACATAAAAATTACCTTGATGGTCTACACCAATAGTAACCAAAGCTGTAAAGTCAGCCTTCTTTCTTAACGAGAAAGCGAAGTCAATCGCAGCATACACGTTCAACTTCCTATCTCGTAGATACCAATCACCTTCCTTATTTGTTAGTACAGCTCTATCATAATACTGAAAATTATCAGAGTTAATTCTAGCGGTTTCTGTACTATTAGGGTTATTGTAGTATTGAGCGTAGAACTGAGTAGAATCGATGTACTTTGCTTTAATCCTAGCCAGTTCTTTCGCATCAAATCCAAACTGCTTACCATCATCTCTTTTTTGTTTAGTCCAGAGGAACTCACCATCAGTTTCAACGACTCTTTGGAAAAGTTCGTAAACCTCTTCTTCAGATATTAAATCACCTCCTTCATCGTAATGTTGTTCTTTGATGTTTAT